GTTTACCTCCTTTAAAGGCTCCGCTATAACCACTGCTGGCTCTGGTGTTGGTTCAACGTATACTGGTTCTACAATTACTGGTGCGACGTATACTGGTTGCGGTGGTGCTACATATGGTGCTACATAAACTTCGGTATGAACAATGTTATATCCTCCCGTAGCCTTGTCTAATAGATACCAACCGTCAGCATTATCTGCCGTCATTGAATCAGGTAAAGTAATTACCATTGCTTCTCCAGATCCAACGTTGTAACCAAACTGACCACTTAGGTCAAATGTATGTGTTACATCATCAGTGTTAACTATTGTAAGTTCTCCCCCCTCAAGTATGGTGATCTCGAAAGGAAAACTATCAACGGTAACACGTTCTGGTGCTGCTGCATAAGCGTTGCCAAATCCTATAACTGCAATCAATCCAAATAGGATCATTGCGGTTGTTGTTTTTGTCATCATGCTATACATGATATATATATCTAATATAAACGTATCTGATTAAGCAGTTACTAGAATATCATATCTGACAGCGTCTTCTCTCTTGTCTTTTCTAGAAACTAATTTTGGTCTACGTTTGCAACAAGGACAGTTATCATTTACTAGGTAGGTCTTTCTTATCCATTTGTCACAACGTCTACATAATGCATGAGTCTTGTATGCGTTTCCAAACGGTCTATCATCTGGTATTCTGTCACACAGTCCTTTACAACCTTTCATAAGTAGTTGTAGTATATTAGCCTTAATTAAACGTTTCTATCTCATGTTTTCTAACAGTTCTTCGTCATATGTATTCATCTCATACTCTGGTCTATCTTCGTACTTGTCTATTTTGTTAAGTTTGAATGATACATACATTAGTATTAATCCTAATGGACTAAGTACCAATGTAAAGATTAAAAATATACTGATAAAGAATAAAGGTATGTTCATGAATCTATAATGTTATAACCCTATATTAATCTTAGGAAAAAGAAATACGAGACAAATCTTACGTGTTTGCCTACTACCGACTTGATAGAACGGTTAATTAACTAACATATATACATCATACTAATATTTAAATTAAACTCTAATAACAACCGTTCCCTTATCGAGTTATTATTAGGTGGTTTAAGAAGGCTACCGAGTGTAGTGGCACGAAGTAATCCTTGACAACCGTATGTGCTATGACGTCCCCCTATTTATAGGTTATTCCTCTTCTTCTTCTCGTCTTTTTTGTTCTTCCAACTTGTCTTCACATAGGAATGTTAGTTTCCAAAATACTTTCTTGTCCTCAGAAGATATTTTTGATTTGTCCAATCTAGCAAATGCTAGTTCAAACCATGATAGTAATAATACATAATCCCGTAATGATAAATTTACCATGTAATTCCTTTAAATAGGTAGTTTAAATTCTTTGGTATGTACATGGTATAGCCCTAGATCTGATATTACTTCTTAATTTAGTTCCGCAGCAAGGACAATATATCCCTTCCCAGTCTACAAACAGTGCACATAGGGTACATCTCTTACCGCCTCCTAGATATGTTCTTTTACCTTTAGGGGCACGGTGTCTCTGACATACTCCTTTACACACACTGGACATGATAATCTTTATATGAATGTCAATATAAGTGTTATAATGGAATCAAAATCCTTCGATGAACCTAAAGAAGTTAAAAAAATTGCCAAATGCCTATGTTCTAAACGAATAGGAAGAAATTCAAGATGTCCTGATCATGGCGACATTGACAAGATCTGACATATTATTAACATCATTAGACAAAGTTTATTAACTAACACATTTACTCTTATATCATGGGTGTTATAGATAATATAAGAAAAGCATTTACCTCTAACGTTAACAAAGGGTATACTGAATCTACGACTAGACCTAGCATATCCCAACCTTACATGGCTACCGACACAGGTGCCAAACTACCAATTTTCCCATTCCCACTTATAATGATTTATGATCTGGCAGATACCATTGATGCCATTAGAATTCCTATTGAAACTATTAACCGTGAGATGTTTAAGAACGGATTTGAGATTGTAGAGAGATTCAAATACAAATGCCTGAACTGTTCAAAAGAATTCCAATACGCACCAAACGTTCACGAAGAAGGTGAAGCCAGTATAGATATGAGTAAAGTACAATGTGATTCATGTCTCAGTTATGATATGAAAAGACCTGTACCAACACACAGAAAGATTCTTGAAGATATGATGAGCAAGCCTATAAATGGAAACATGCAAAATATGGAAGACCTTGCAAGACAACTAGAAAGAGACTTGGAGATTGCAGATAACGCTTACATGTTACTGTTAAAGAATTATTGGATTGATGATATTACTGGAGAAATAGATAAAGAGAAAACTGAGATTAAAGAACTTTTAAGAATTGATCCTCCACAAGTAGCAATGATTGCTGACTCTGATGGCAGAATAGGTTATGATGACAAGAGACAAAAGATTTGGGTATGTCCTAGATTTGAACACAGGGACAAAAGACAGTACACTGAAAGATGTGATGTGTGCAATGCCAAATGTCTAAAGGCAATACTTGAAGTTAACTCCGTATACTCTATCGGTATTCCTCACCCAAAGAGAGTAATATATGGTGAAGGTGAAGTTATTTGGAAAGCAGGTAAATACAAACCAAGTTTAATTTATGGTATGTCTCCTATATTCGCCATATGGAGTAAGGCAATGTCATTGTCTCACATGGATGAGTATATCAGAAAGTACTTTGATAAAATGCGACCACCACGAGGATTACTTGTTGTTGCATCAAGAAACTATGAAACCTTTAGAAAATCATGGGACGCTTTGGAACAAAAGGCAACTGAAGATCCATACATGATACACCCACTCATGGTTGAATCTGACAAAGGTGGAAAGAACATGGCTAACTGGATAGACTTTACTGGTTCATTACAAGAATTACAATTCGTTGAGATAAGAAAAGAGTTAAGACAAATCATTGGTGCCATGTACGGTGTACTTCCGTTATACTATGGAGAGATGGTAGGTGGTTGGTCACAAGAAGGATTACAAGTTACAATTACAAACAGAGCAGTCAAATGGGGACAAGACATTCTATTCAAGTCATTCTTTAAGAAACTTGCAGAAGTTATGGGAGTTGACGATTGGGATCTTAAACTTGTAGCAGGAGAAGAAAATGATAAACTATCAGAACTACAAAGAGAAGGTGTAGAGATTGACAACATGGCAAAACTACAACAAATGGGATTCAAGATAGAGAGAACCCATACTGGAGAATACAATGTATCTAAAGAAGTTCAAGATATGCAAAACCCAGAACTTAAAAACGGTAGAGGCAGAGGAACTGCTGCACCTGAAGAACAAAGAGCAAACGCACAAGGTGAGCATGTTGAAAGTAGACCTTCTGACATGGGAGGAGTTGCACAGGGACATCCTTCATCAGGCAGTGGTACATCAATGTCACAAAAGAACTTCCCTACTGGTATCACACCAGCTAACTTTGATGTAGTAAAGAAAACATTACAAACTGCAGTGGACTTTGGTTGGAAGAAAACAAAAACAGTAGAAGAGTTAAGAAAATATGCAGGTGTAACTGTAAGAAATGCAAGGGACATAGTTGATAATGAATTAGGCATGACACAGAGATGGGAAGATGAAGAAAGTAGTTAAGAAAACAGTTGAGCCTAAAAAGGTTGAACCTAAAATTGTTATATTTAGACCTAAAGTATCAGATCCGTATAGAAAAAGAATTAATGAGGTACTAGATGAGATTACTATTGCGTTAAAAAATGAAAGTTCTGTAGAAATAATTGACATATTGAATGATTGTTTAAGGAACATACAAAACAACAAGGTTTAATATGGCAGAAAAATTTGAAGTAAAGACTGGTGGAACCAAAATTGGTGATAAAATCGTAGATATACACCAAAAAAACGAATATACAAGAGTTAACAACTATAAAGAAGGTATGTGTTTTGGTTGCTTTGGTAATGGTATTCCAGTAGGGGCAGGTGTATCTGACATATGTGGTGATTGTGCAGGTAAAAAAGGTAGAGAAACCATCCTAGTACCAATTAAAGAGATTATTTATGGCTTGTGTCATTTCTGTGGAGAGTTTAAACATCATTTAGAACAAATAAATGCAAGACTTTGTCAAAAATGCCATAGAAGAGTTTCAAATCACATGAAGAGTTATAATCTAAAAGGTGGAATGTTAGAAACTGATCCTTTCTGGAAAAGTCAGAGAAGAAAACACGGTAAGGATTGGGCTCATATAATGTCTAAAGACTTGGGCAACCCACGCTAGTCTTTTAAGATAAAGTTTATTCTATTAGTCTCTAAATCATAGAATCTATGTTCATAGTCAATCATCTTGGACTTTGTATTGTTAGAATTGTTAATATATTTGTCAACTCTCCATCTAAGTTCTGGTTTTCTTAAAAACCTTGGAAATATATCAATCTGCATCTTCTTAGGGTTAAATTTAATCTTATCATGTAATACAAGTTTGCTTTCGTCAGTTTTATACTCGTTTACGTTACCATTTCGGAAATGAACCAACGATTTCTGTAATAAAGGTCGTTCTTTAAGGTTATTTGTGTTGGTTATAACCCATAATTTAGTCTTATCATGTATGTACAAGTCAACTATTTTACTACTTTTAACCAGTTCGTTAAGATTATCCTTGTTATATTTAATATATTCTTTTAAATTATCATACACGTATATTGAAGAAGCCATGTTATTTACATATATAACCCATTAATAAACCAACCGATATTAATAAAAAGCATAAATACAATGTATTTTATGCTTGAAATGGT